TAACACAGTTTTTAATATCTTGTCAAATTTAATTTTGCATAAAATAAAACACATTATTTTGTCAATAATTAATAAATAATAATTAGGGTATTATATTATAATCTTTATTTATATTTATATCTTATATATTATTATACGGTACTGTATAGCATATCTTTTAATAAACTCCAGCTTTAGGAATCTAGGAAGGGCAGAGAATGATTATATAATTATATATAATATAAGGGCGGCTACATTTTCGCAGATTTGCATAATAAAAGCCAGACCTTCCAGGAGTTTCTATCCGGCGTGATCTGGCTTGTTATGCGTGTTATTTAATTAACGATTCTGTGTACTTTCAGCCTCTGCCCTTCCTGAGTTCCGTCAGCTCTCGTTATCTGATAGCCTAAAGAAGTTTTAGAAAAATGTCAAGCGGTATTTTAAAAATATTTTTCTTGACAATTTGCCAAAAGCTGTGTTATTAAAATATTAACAGGCTCGGCGGCGGTCTGTACTCTGTCCATAGCCGCCACAAATAAGTATTTTAAAAGCCCCGGGATGATTTCCAAGGGCTTTATTTTTATGTTTCCGACTTATTTTTTTAAAGCATTATATAGGGCTCTCCGTCTCCGTCATACTCGTTTGCTGCCTCTTCCGCCTCTTCCAGGCTGGAATAAACACCAATTGTTTCATAGCTGGGTTTTTCAACAACTTCGATTTCCATTGAAGTAGTTTCTAATGTGTCTATAAAGCTCGTCTGTACGAGCTTTTTTTCATCCTCGTCATACTCGAATTCATTTTCTTCAATCACGTATTCCGTAACCTCATAAAATGTCATACCGGTTTTGAATTTGCTAATACTTGTCTTGCACTTGGCAAGCTCTTTTTTCGCTTCTGCTAAAGTATCAAATGTTTTTATATATTCAGGCGAAGAATCAAACGCCGTACATCCTTCTTTAATCTCCTTTCTATTTTTGCGATTAAATTCCGCCGTTCTTTTCACCAAATCATATTTTATCATTTTTTTCCTCCTGATCTGCTCCCTGTCTGGGGCTGCGCTTATTTTCTTTAACTGTCTTTATTATAGCACTTATTAAACTATGCGTCAAGTATTTTATTAAACTATTCTTTAATTTTTCATTCTTTCCAATTCTTTTTGTATGCACTCCAGAACGAACGCAGACATCTTTACGCCTTTTAGATCGGCCGCTCTTTTAACGTCTTCCTTGGTTCCCTTTGGCGCCATTACTGTTATACGGTCGTACTTGTCTTTTTGATATTGTGCAATATATGAAAGTTCCTTTTCTTTCTCTTTAAATGCCATTTATTAACCCTCCTGTTATTGTTTGCTTTGATTATATCATTTATTAAACTATGCGTCAATTATATAGTAGGTTTTCACATATTATTTTTTCTCTTCCTATTATATGGAGCGCAAAAATACATATCATAAAAAATTATGCGTTTTATTAAACTATGCTATTGACATTATTATTAAACTATGCTATTATAATATCAACAAAAGAACAAAAGAAACAAACAACCGGAACCGCCAGAACCACTCAACACAATGAGGACATAAGGAACCGGCACCGATTAATTGAAAAATTCTAGTTCCTGGACAAAATAATAAAAGCCCGGTCGACTTCCAAACCAAACCGGGCACCAAACTAAAAAGAAAGGCAACCCCATTATAACAGGGGCGAAGGTAAAAAACAATGACAAAATACAATTATCTGGAAGCAGTAAAAGAAGACGTTAAAAATTATATTGATAGTGAAATTAATTTCACAGACTTTGACAGCTTGGAAGAACTGGAAGAAAAATTGAATGATGAACTTTGGACAGAAGACAGCGTAACAGGCAATGCAAGCGGCTCTTATTATTGCAATTCTTACAAGGCAGAAGAAAGTATAGCGCACAACTGGGACTTGCTCGAAGAAGCCCTTGACGAGTTCGGACAGAATAACATAAATGTTATTGAAAAGGGCGCAGAATGGGCAGACGTAACAATCCGTTGTTACTTATTAGGGATCGCAATTTCTGAATTACTGGACGATCTCGAAGAAGATTTTGACGAAGCACATAAAGAAATGGAGGCCTAAAGCATGAAATATCATTACATAGCAATTTCAACACGCACAAACAATAAAAACTTTGCGTCTGTTCTTCGGGTCTCAAGCTCTGACAATTTATTATTTTCCTTACAAGTCCCCGGCATTACTTCCGCAAATATTTGCAGCACGAAAAAAGAAGCTGAAAACGTTGTTGACTTCTGGAACAAGTGTTACAAGACAAATAAAACTTATGGAGGGCTTTAAAATGGTAACAATCAAGAAAGCCACGCAAACACAGACAATCGCCGCCATAAAAAGCGGCGACTTCTCCATAGTTGATACAATCAATAAAAAAGCCGAAAAAGAAGCAACGGAAATTTTTACTGCTGTTTCCGATGGCGCTATTAAATTAGCTTATTGGGATATGTCCCCGGTAAAGCGCCGGGATGGTAAAAAGTCCATAATGCGGTACGCTTTGCATAGATCAACAAAAAAAGAGGGCTGTTTACAACTCTCCTGTATGGAGCTTATCGGGGGCGAGATCATCCCCACAAGCGACCGGCAATTTAAAATCAATGATGATTACGACCGCCGGGAATTTTTCCGCAGTCTTCCAGCTGTTACAAAAATGACTTTTAAATAATAGGGCGCGTCTTTTTATATCCTGGCTCCCAGGGTAAAGGGAAGAAAGATAAAAGCATGAAAAATTC